AAGATCTTTGTTTATCTGATTATAGATCTTGTTTACAAATCCTTCTTGTACTGAGCTTTCTGAGACCATGTATGCCATGACCTGAGTTTGATAGTAAAGGGCAGCAGAAATTTTTTGAACAGTTCCCCCATGATCTAACACTCCAGACGGGTTAGAGCCTCTCATAAGGCCTCCTAGGGCGTTAGAAGCGGATTGTAGGGCCACTGCATTACTCGCCAATTGTCTGGTTCTCCGATCTTTGGGCCAACAAATTGTATCCAAGCAAATTTCCAAATGGGTCTGTAATTGGAGTATTGCCAACTATTTCAAAAACAGTTGGGGTATTTGTAGGGTAGTTTAACTCAAACCAAATAACTTCGCCCTTTGAATTTCTAATATTTGATATCTTGTCTCTATGTGAAACAAATTGGTCTACACGAATTTGAATTGCTTCTGTGTCTTTAAATCTTGTGGTATATTTTTGCTTATCGCTTCCACGTCCGCCTGTTGAGCTAATGCTGCCCTTTGCAAAGCAAGAAACGGTTTTAGTAAATGCCCATGTCTTTTTCAATGCGCCAGTGTCTTCATCCTGAATGTCCATCTGAGAATAAACATCTGCCTTCATTGACAGAATTGAGCCAACCAAGTCTACGCTCATTAGATCACCAGCATTTGTTTGATAACATATCCAGACAATATATTATCTACGAAGAAGTTTCCTGTTCCATTATAAACCTGTGGGTCAAACTCAAACTGCCAGTCAAATGTTTGAATTGATTTAACATACTTGTGCTTCCATTGGGTATCTTTATTGAAGAAGTCTTTCATCAATTCTATGGTTGCAATTCCTACCTCGTCTGGGACGTAGTCCCAACCAAACTTACCTTGAATTCTGTATGCTACATTTTTCTGAAAGAATCCCTGGAATCCAATATCGTATACTGTTGGAGAAGTCATACCATTTGCAAGGTACACCACATTATCTCTGTTTAGAGCCGCTCCACGATCAACTTTTACTCCGTAGCCGCTTGTTACAGGGATGATATCGTATCCAATATTGTTTACAGAGTTTGGATTGTCTATTAAAAGTATATCGTTTGCATAAAGCTCGTGTAGCTGATTCACCTTGTATAGAGTCTGCAGAGAGTCGTCTCCACCTCCATAAACGGTAACAGCATCGTCATACAAATAAAATAAATCATTTGTATAACTCTCAATAAGCTTTCTTGCATATTTTTCTGCAAGCATCAGCTCTTCATAAGACTTGTAATTTTCATCGCTTGGATCTACGCCTATTCCCAAAGCGTCTATAGCTTCTGAAAGATTAACATAGGGAACAACAACATCAACATAGGTTGTATTTGATCCAGCGTTTCCGCTTACCTGATAGTTCCAGACAAGCTTTAGCTTTCTTGATCTTGATGTAATTCCAAATGGCATAACTAGCTCATAGTTGCCATTGTCTGTTTCTAAATTGGTTGCTGTGTAGGTACCAATTGGTGTTGTTGGATTTAATGAAGGGCTTATGGCTGGGTCTTCCGTTACATCGTAAACAGTAACGGTTACGTTGCCATCTGCATCTACTGGTTGACCTCCCCAGTAAATCTTTTGGCGCACTGCCCCGTTACTATTCACATGTAATTCTGCCATTTTAAATTTTCGTTAAGCGTAGAAGTCTTGGACCTCTGTTGCTGTTGCTAAACGAAAACCCTCCTCTTTTTCAAAAATTTCTTCTGCTTGCTCTGAAGGCATTGCCACAAATGGGTGCTCTTTTGTAAATGTGAATCCTAGAGTGTCATATCTAAAATTAGCTCTTGTCATCTTTACTAGAACAGTGTTTTCTGGCTGCTCCTTCTTAGGGTCGAACTTTGGAAGAACCTCTTCCACTTCTACCCCTTCATCTTCAATATTTTTAATTGTCTTTTGGTAAACATCCCACGTAACGCCTTCTTCTGCGAGGGCTGCAACTATTTCCGCTTTGTTCTTTGAGTTTGGTAAATCAACCGCAAAATCTTCGGCAATCTGTCGAAGCTCAGCAATTTTTAATGTCGTAAATGACATACATTCTCCTTTGTTCTCATTAATTATAGCATTTGAACGTTAAAAGGTAAAGACCCCCAAAACATAATTCTGGGGGTCTTTAATAGTAATTCCTTAAATTAAGAAGCTACCTTAACGTTCTTTACGACTACCCAAGCATCTGCTTGTTCAATCTGAACGCCTACACGAGTGTAGAGTGTGTACTCAACTGAGTCCTTACGTGGCCAGAAGAATCTGTAAACAGTTACATCACGCTTAATTCCAATAACTACGTTATTTGGGAATGAAAGGTGGATGTCACCGTGATCTCCTGATGCACCTGTATGTGTACCAGTTTGAGTTTCCTTTAGAAGTGGAACTTCAACGATTGGAATACCGAATGCAAATGGTGCTACATAACCAGCTGGTCCACCAAGTGGAGCCACATCACCACGGATAACGCTTGATGCGATATCTTGTGGGATTGTCTGATTTGTACCAATGCTTTGCTGGTATAGGAAGTCCTGGATAAGGTTAGATCCTGCAAGGAAGCGAAGGTCTGTACGACGTTGCTTGTACTTACGTGGAAGTGCCTTAAGTGCGCTGTTGAATACTGCACGAGAGATATTAGCTCCCGCTGCATCTACAACATGTCCATTGCCCTTTGCTCTCTTAACAACACCATCAAATGCCTTGTATAGGTTATCTGATGATAGTGAAGTATCTCCATTGAGGACTAGGTCTTCGATGTCGTTACCTGCTTGTGTTGCCATAAGACGTGCAATATGATCTTCAAGATCTGGACCTTCGATGTTGTCTTCTAGAGACTCTGTTGAGAGTTCCCAGTCAAGACGAAGCTTCTTTGTGGTCAAAGAAATCTTGGAGAATGTTACGCCTGCGTTTGATCCTGTATCTTCAGCTTCTGAAGCGACTCTCATCAACTTCTCGCCTACTCCGATACGATCAATCTCAGTTGTGTCTGCCTTCATTCTAACTGTACGTGCTACTTTACCGATAACGGTTGCATCAAATACATAATCTAGAAAGCGAGCTGACTGCTCTGGATTTAGGAGACCACCTGTTTGGGTAGCTCCAACGTGAATGCCTGATCCTGTAATGGATCCGCCATTCATACCTGTAGATACAGTAGTATTTGCTGCTACTGCCTTTTCTAATAGTTCATTGCTCATTTATTTTTTCACCTGCCTTTTTAATTTAGAATGTCGTTCACGGAACCGAGGAAAGCGCCGCTCCATTTTGATTTCTTTACAAACTCTGTTGACCCGCCAAGGTCAGCAGACTTCTTGATTGCAGTCTCGCCCTCTACTGCGTCGATTCTCTTTTCTACGGAACCGATTGTTTCACGAATACCCTTTACGGTTTCGCTCAAATTATTGTGCTGTTCTGCCAATTCGACAATTCTTGCCTCAACACTCTTGCTAAAGGACTCAACAGTATTTTTAACTTCTGCAACCTGTGCTGCATTTGTTTCTGCTGCCTTGCTAAGTGTATCGGACAAGAAGCCCTTGAGATCCCCTAGCATCTTTGCAAAATCAAGCTCTTCTGAAGCTGCTTCTGCTGCTGGTTCTCCTGCGGTATCGGCGGCAACTGAATCGTCAGCTGGTGCTGATTCTTCTGCAACTGCTGGTGCCTCTTCTGCTGCTGGTGCTTCTGCTGCTGGAGCTTCTGCTACTGCTTCTGCGACTGGTGCATCAACTGTTGTTTCTTCTGTCATTGTTGTTTCTTCTGACATTGTTGTACCTCCTTTATTTACTTCGGTGTTGTTTTCAAGTTCATTTGCAGAACCAGAAATCTTATCTATATGTTGTTCGTATACGTAACGAACTGCGTCCGCCTTATTAACTTCGTTGTTTTCAACCCAACCAATAATCTCCATGCTGTTTCCGCATGCTGTGCAATCACGAGACTCTAGGAGTTCTGAAACAACAATATTGTCTGACTCACAGAAGAATACATTAGCCGCCATTGTTTCTGCTGCAAGTCCTTTAAATACCAATTGACCGTTTACCTTTTCAATTGAAAGAACATTGCAAAGTTCATTTGCTGGTGAATCAACAAGAGACAATTCTACAAGATCGTAGTCTTTGATAAATCTTACAGACTCACCATTAGACTTGTTAACCTCTGTGTCTGCATCATTAATTCTTCCACCAATAGAAAAACCAGAAAGAGTGCCATCAAGCACTTTCTCCCAAGTTGCTTGTGCACCCTTTGAAATGTATGTACTCACCCAGATTCCGTCATAGAATGATTTTGAGATTGGATCAAAGAAAGTCTCTGACTTAAATGACAAAATTTTTCCTACGGCAACTGGCTGATGCATTTCACGAATGTTGCCTCTAAAGTTTTCAAACGCTTTAAGGCTCGCTTCCGCTGTGACAACATCGCCTGTTTGGTCTACATTGTTTAATGTAGCAAAACCTGAAACAGTTCTATTCTCTTTATTGACCTTGCTAAATGGTACGCCTATTGACAGGCGATTTCCGTTGCTTGACCAATTTGTCTTTTCAATGTTCATACTGTATAAAGTTTATCAACCTGCGCTTAAAAAGGCAAATAATGATTGACTAAAAAAATCCCTATTCTACCTGTCGTCCGTCGCCTTTTGCGTTACGTCCTTCTCCAGATTTATCTGGCGATGCTGCTGATCTTTCAGAATCCCTAGTTCTAGTTTTTCCAGCCTGGGCAGTTTGCTCAGCAGCTTCTTGCCCCTTTAGGTCAACGACTTCATCTCCGCCGTCAAGCGGGATCATGCCCTTTCTAATTCTTACCTCGTTAGGGGTAATTACCTGCATACGCAAATATCTTTCATCAATCTTAGATTGAGTATCCTCATCTGTGAGGCTCAACTCGTTGAATTTAATTACTAGAGCGTCTGTCTTTTCTTCAATAATTGCATTTAATTTCTTTTCCAGTCTCATTTGTGCTGGACGACAGACTTGCTCTTTAAATGTCTTATCTGCATCT